ACGGTACTGGATGGGTATCTTGTCCGCGTCCCAATCTTTGCCCGTCGTTTTTACTGCAGCGATGATGGAACAGTCGGCGTTTAGGCCGTCCGGTGTTGCCAGATGCCAACGGTCGGCACCCACACCGCAGATGAGCCAGTCGTTCGGCGCAATCTTGTATTCCGGCGGCAGACCGTTCACAATCCATTCCTCGTAGTCGCGCCCAAACTTCATGTAGGCGTTGTCCTCGACGACGTGTTCCTCTGGGTTGAGGGCGCGTTTGAGTTCGGCATCGAACCCTCCGGGGCCTGATGCCGCTTTGGCGACTGTTGTGGCACTAACGCCGTATTGACGTGCTTTGTACCATTCGTCAGTTAGTGACCGTGCCACCATTCTTTCTATTTTCGTAGTCATGCCAATAGTCTGACATAAGGCTACGACGCAATTCGCTTCGGAATTGCGCTTTGGCGTGTTGTTCTGCCTCGTGCCGTTCGTAGATTATAGTGGCGAGTTCGCGGCGCACGATGTCTGGGTGTGGGTGGCGTTCGGCGTAGTAGTTGACGATGCCACAGGATCTGCACGGGGTCACACGAATGTGAGCAACCATCGGAGGATGTAGTACCCGACGTAAATTGAGCCGCACCATGCGAGCAGAACGAGAAAGTCTTGTAAGTAACGCATTTTTACTCCTGGGCTAGTAGGTGGCAATAATGTACCACATAAACAGGGACGGTCAACCCCTAATGTTGACCGTCCCACCCGAACAGGGAGAAAGGATAAGAACCTATTCGGGGATTACCTCGGCGACAACATCGACGACCGAGGGAATAATCGCGGCCGACTCGGCGCGTTTCTCGGCAATCTCTTTACGCAACAACTTCTTGGGGTCAATGAACACGCCTCGTGCGTTCTTGATTGCAAAGTGCAGGTGTGGCCCTGTGCTTGTCGTGCCCGTGTTTCCGGACAGCGCGATTACTTCGCCAGCCTTTACCCGTTGCCCGTTGCGCACATCAAGTTTGGACAGGTGCAGGTAGTACGAGTGTTTGCCGTCCGGGTGCCGAATTGCAATGTTTTTGCCCAACACCTGATCGGGGTTGTTTGAGCATGACACAATCGTGCCCTTGGCAGTCGCGAACACTTTGTCACCTGTGTTGCAGGCGTAATCCAGTCCAGGCATCTTTGAATGACGCTTGACATGGTCGTCAAAGTTGTCGCGCACCTCGTGTGTTTTGCATGGCCTGACGTAATTCACGTCCATTTTTATACCCCCGTGTTTGTGATGATTAGTGAAACGAGCACGGCGGCGATGCCGGATAGCCCGGCAAATCCCCATACTTTCATTTCCAGATTGCGGATTCGCAGTTCGTGATCGTCAAGCTGTTTCGGGTGGTCGCCCATCCGCAGCTCAAGTTCAATCAGTTTGTCGTAGATCCGTTCAAGTGTGACGACGACTCCGTCACTTGGCATTCTTTCCACCGTCTTTTGCACGGGCCGTTTCGATTGCCGAGTTGATTGTGGAATCAAAGTCGGATTCGTTTACGGTGCCCTTGCCTGCGTAGATGAATGCCAGCGCACCAAAGATGCCTAGAACGCCTGTGAGAGCGCCCATAAGGGCACTCTGGGTCACTGTGAGGCCGATTGCGGAACCAGCACCCAACCCGGCAATTCCAGCTCCGAATGCGAACGATGCGATGCGCAGAACGCGCGTGATTATTTCTTTCATTGTTAGTCCTTTGTCAGGTAGTAGTCGATCATGTAACGGTCGGGACTGATGTTGCCATCAATCCCGATAATGCGATATGTAGTTGTAATGCCGTCGTAAATCAATGAGATGGATTTGCCGACAACCAATGCTGGTGTGGCCGTCAAATCCTCCTGGGCGTTCCAGCGGATTCGGGTAACGCGCATTTCTGTTGTTGCGTACTCTGCCAGAAACTCAAGCGCCGCGTCGTCAACAAGGTTGTCTACACGGTAAGAAGGTGAGGCACCAACACCACCTGTCCAACCGTAAAGATATGCGGATGATCCTGCCGTGTCACCGTCAATGTATGTGCTGTTTGTTTTTGCAAACATGAATGCGTCAGCCCAGAGTCGGTCGCCGACAGAGATGTTGCCGCCGCCAGATCGCGAATAAGTAATTCTGATTGTTGCTCTAACTGCGTTGGCTGGTGCAGCTGCGCTTGCAGTCAATAAATACCATTGGTTTGCGTTTGTCAAAGTTACGTTTGACCCGGTTGTCGATGACAGCAAAGTTTCGTTGTCGTCAAACCAGCGGATTTCGACTTGTGCTCTCATGTCTGTTCGTGAAACGGTGCCACGGGCGGCATAAACTTTGGCGTAGTAAGTTGTGCCACTAACGACTGGGATGCCGTCGGATTCGCCACCAGAAAAGTTTAGTTGTGCCTGTGTGTTTGCTGTTGATTGTCGTACTCTCATGGCCCAGTCACCTACGTAGGCGTCGAACGGGTTGGCATCTTGTGCGGGTACGCGGCGGCGCACACGAGAGTTAGCTCCGGCACTATAACCGTCGTCCGAATACTCGGCAGACGGGTTGACAATCAGGTTGAAAATTGCGGTGGACCAGTAGTAGCTTACGTTTGTGTTTATTTCTGCACGACGAACACCGTAGGCCGTTACCGATGTTGCGTCTGTTACTTCTTGAGTTTCGTCGCGACCAATGCCGACCACGTTTGTGTTGTTTACAACCACGTAGTTTTCCTCGTTGAATCCACCAATCCGCGTGACTTCTTGTGCCTCAATGTGAAACCTAGAACGGTTGTTCAACACGATGTTGTTTGCCACGTTTGCTGTGCTGTTTTGAAAATCAATTTCGGTGTAATGCAGTTGCCCAGCACTACCTGCAACGTCGGTAAACGTTTTGCCAGTTGACGCAACCTGTGATTTTAGGTTGGCGTAAATAAGTGAGTCGCGGCCAGTTGTAATGTTTGTTGGGATTGTGTGACCGCCGAACCAATAAAAGGTTGGCTGTGTCTGCGCTATTAGGTCAAGATGTTCTGTCAGACTGCCGACTAAATCTGTGTCGCCAAAAAGTCGTTCGTTCACCTCGACAAGCGTTTCAATAATCTTTGTGTTATTAGTTGAGTCTTGAATTTGATTGAGAGCTTGGACACGATTGAAATAGTAATAAGCCGATTCATCAAGCAGACCACCGCCGGGCGTGGCGTTGCCACCAGCACCGACCGCCTGGAATTGTGACACATACCCCACCCAGTCGTTGCAATAAAGTGTTGTCAATGTGACTGGCGTAGTGTACGAAACGGATTGGTCAAATACGATTTGTTGGCCAACATCTTGGACGTAACCAGTGAACGCGTAGCCGCCAAACGAGTTGAATGAGATGCGGACCACTGATCCGATGTCGGGGATGGTTGCCAAGTTTTTGAACGTCGCGGTCAGTCGACCAACGTCTACTTGCGAACTACCTGGTGTTACCAGTCGCCCACCTTCGGAGTAACTAATGCCACCCACTAATTCGGCGGTGCGGTCGGTAAACACAAACGGGTTTACCCACGGCGATGTTTCAATTTTTACTTGCCCGTAGATTGGGTCTTCAATGATTGGTAACGTCATCAGCGTGCCCCGTTTGCCCGGCTGTAATCTGCCAGCACACGCGCTACTTCACGCCCAGCACTAACCGAGTCGACCGGCGCGTTGAAATTTACGACAATCGGCGTCACGGACCCTCGACCCATACGCGCTCCACCAAGCGCACCAAGCCCCGTCGGGTCGTCATAACTACCGCCACCCGTGTTAGGCGGCGTGATACCGTCACCGCGACCACCAGCATTAGTCGATGCACCAGCGTTGAGCAGTTCCTTTAGATCGGAGATTGTGCGGAACACGTCAGCCAAAAACCGGGAGAAATCACGCACAGCGTATGCGCCGGCAATAAACGCCTCCGTAATTGCCTCAATGTCTTTCGCAGCTTGCGGAGTGTTCAACCATTCCGACAATTCTTTGTTTACATCCTCAAGAGCGGGCAACATTGCCTCACCAATCTTGTCGCCAATTTGGGAAAATTGTGCGTTTAGTTTTTCAAATGGTGTCGCCGATGCCTCTGCCAAACCAAGGACCCGATCCTCAACCCGTTGTAAAACAATTTCTTGAGCCTCAAAGAGTCTTCCAGATTCTTGCAGTTTGGCAATCTTTTGCTTTTCAACATCGTTGAAAATAACTCCAGCATCAGCCAATCCGCGCATTCTCCGGGTCGGGTCCTCTAAAGCCTTACCGAGTTTCAAGGCGGTGCTTTCCATGTCGCCAAGACCAGCAGCGGATAAATCTATTGCTGCACCAGTAGTGCGCTCAAATGTTCCGCCTAGTTCACCCGCCGATTTACGCAGCGAATCAAACGCAAGAAGTTTTCTCTGAACCGCTTTGATTTGCTCGTCGTCAATACCAGTCGCTTTGTTGACTTGGTTGGCGTAAGCGGCCATGCGCTTTGTAGTTTTAGCAGTTTCGGCACTAACACCGTTCATCGTTTCCAACATGAAGTTCAGTTGGATGTCAGCCTTGCGCGACTCCGCACCCATTGACAACAGAATTGGCACATAACGGATGACAGCTAACGTCAAACCGAGCATTGCACCTTTAGCCAGGTTGAATGCTTTAGTTGTAAACGACCCAAACTTCGATGTGTCGGCACCTGCTTTGCGGAGGCCTGCCGCATACTTTGTAGCGTTCATCGCCAACGTAACAATCATGTTTGATGCAGCCATCACTTGCCTCCGTTCATCATTTTCACGATTGCGTTTACTTCACGCATTGTCAAACCTTGTATCTCTGTGACCGAGAGGCCTGCCGCAATCACCAGCGTTGCCAACAGTTGCGCCCGGTCATCCCTTATTTTTTTACTGCGTCCGGTTCGTCCGCACCGAACAAGTCGGTTAGGTCGGTCGGGGTCAATCCTTCGGCCTGCTTGATTGTGAACGTCGGGTTGGTGCGTCGTTTCATAATCCATGCCAATCCAATCCGCAGACGGTAAACGCCCGGAGTGTCGTCACCAATCTCGCTAAACGACATCTTGGCGTAGTCCTCGATTTCGGCGATTTCGCCCAGGGTGATGTTCTCAAAGTCCATTTGTTCTAAATCCTTTTTTCTTGATGTAAGCGTTTATTTGGTAATTTAGCAGATTGACCATTACTGGTTTCATCTTGTTTCGTGCTTTGACAATGTAAGGGTTGCCTCGCCCACGAACGGTAGTGCGCCATGTTCGGTTGCCGTTTGCTGATTGTTGACCAGCGACACGGTACGTGCCCAGCGATACTGCCCGACCGTACTGAACACCCGTGGTTATTGTTTCGCCGGTTGGCACACCACCCTCAAGCACGTTTCGCACACGACCTGAACCAGCAACAACCAGACCACCAAAAACCATGCGCGAATCCACACCGCCACTAACTTTGTTCTTGATAAACGCTTTCTTGGATGCGTAGCCTCGAACAGACAAAGCGAGCGCACCGCTAATTCGTGGTGCAGTCCGGGTAGCCTCTTTTGCCGCGATGATTGCGGCCTGTTTGACCCATTTCTCAAAAAGGTTGCGATCGCCACCAATGGCAAGAAATTTCTGGCGGGTTTCGTTCAACCCTTTGATGTAGGTACGGCCTTTAGTGTCCTGCAGAAGGTAAATACCATCTGTCGAACCACCAATGACCGTACCCATCGTCAGGGCCTACGGGGTGGTGTCGAGCGTTACATCGCCAACAATGTCCATGCGGACACCGTCAAACGCAAACGTGCCGTCAGCGGATGCCTCGCCACCGAGCTGCAGCGCACCCTGTGGTGGGAGGCGAACAGTTCCGGTGAAGTGCGGTTCAGATGCTGATGCGGTTGCGTTGCCGTTCGGCGCGTATATAAAAGCAACTTCGTCGCCAGCGTTATCCCACATAGAACGCCAAAACGACGTTGCCTCTGTGGACTGCACACCGGACACGGTGAAGTAGAAGTCGCGACGGCCGCCAAGTGCGGCATCGTAGAACGTGGTCACATCGGTGGATGCATCCTCGGACTGGAGAACCACCGAGCTGAAGTCAGCGTAGTAATCCGTTCCGTCAATGCTCAACAGAAGTGCGTTTGCTTTGATTCGAGTCGATGTTGTCATCGAGGTCTCTCCTTTAGAGTTGTGTGTTTTGGTAAACAGTAATTGTGGTGGACAGGTAATTTGCGCCACTAATCTCAATCAGCGACGGCCCACCAACCTGTGACGCATAAAACCCGATTGCCGGAGCAATCGCATCCAGCGTGTTGTCAACCAAAGTGTCAAGTGCGGTAATCATCGTTTCGTTGGCCGCTTGGTCAACAATTAGCGTGACATCAAACCCGATTCGAAATGTGCCGTAGGTTTCGCCGGATGTTACCCAGTCACCGGACGGCACAAGAATGCCAACCGGGGGTGTTACACGTTCCGGGGTAAACGCGAACACACGCAAACCAGCATCTGTGAGAATGCTGGTCAGCGCAGTTCGTGCGGCACCTATCATGCAACACCCAAACCGACATAGGGTGTGAGCAACGGGTAGGCACCAATCATCGGGTCGCGGGCTACTCGCACCGCCGAACCACCATCAAGGGTTGCAAACTGTGCAATTCCGTTGGGGGCAGAACGGCGGTGGAATAGTTCCGATCCGCATTCAATCTTGGCCCGCAGTAAAACATCTGCGTTGACCGTGGCAGTCCCGACGAAAGCAACCACAAGTGCGGTGGCCTCCGACCAGCAACGGTTGACAAACGCATTGTCGGAGTCAGGCGCCCCAACATACGCTTTCAAGTCGTCGTAAACTGCCATGGGTTACTAGATGACGACGGGGATAATGAACGAGGGGTATTCGTCTGCGGTCGCCGTGTAGGTCGACAGCGAGAATGCCTCGGACAGGTTGATGGCGTTCTCTTGAGACAGGCGCAGCGCACCGGACGTGTACTGGCGGAGAGCCAGCGACGAAACGAATGCACATTCATCTTGGTTGGTGGGATGCAACTGGGCATCCACAACAATCGGGATGCCTGCGATGGATCCACGGAGTCCGGACACGTTTGCCGAACCGACTGCGCCGAGGTTTTCACCAGCGAACGAGATGACGGGGGTTCCGTCAAGTGCGAGCAGCTGCTTGAACGTCAGTTTGTCGACGATGAGCGCGTCAATCTGAACACCGTTGGCCTCAAAGTACGTTGCGGATGCGTCAGCAAGTGCGCCCACCCATCCATCGTAAGTGTTTGCCGAGAGCGTGACCTCGTTGTTGGCTGCACGCTGGGCGGTAACGACTGCCTTGTACTTAGTGCGCAACTGCGAACCGAGTGCCGTTCCAAGCTGGATGGCCTGCATACGCAGAACCGAGTTGAGATAATCCACACTTGACCTGTCGATCGCCTGACGTGACAATTCGCTGAAATTTCCGACCGTGATGATGTTCTCGGTCTTGGTTTCCAAACGAAGTTCGCTGTAGCCCAAGTCGTCACCCTCGGCGGCCTGTGTGCCAGTACCGTCGGTCGTACCGTCAACCTGTGCGAACGTGATGGTCATGCCGGTTGCGGGGGTGACACCGGTACCGAAAACGGCACCGAGTGGGTTGGCTGCCTCTACCAGACGGATGAGGTCAACGTCGATGGGTGTGGTGACCGAGTCAGCGGTCGTTGCGCCCGTGTAAGCGCGGTCGTAGAGCTTGACTGCGTTTTCGTCGCCCTTTACGATGTCGGCAAGAAAGTGACCAGCCGAACGGTACGACGGGGCAACAGCCTCGACCTTGGTGATGCTCGCAACTTCGCGCTCAAGCATCTGGATGG